TAATGATGTGAGATACTCTGTCCAAGTCAATTAATGATGATTCAGGGTGATTTAATTCAGATGTTGATAATCCTTTTTCAATCAACATCTTATATTTGTCAGCTTCTCTTTTTAATATCCTTTCAGGATAAATTCTTCCATTTCTATTAGGAACACCATATTTTTGTAATGTTGCATAAAATATAAATGGTTTTGAATGTTCGAGTTGAGTTTTACCTGCAGAATGAAAATTTTCAGTTAAGGAATCTTTCCAACTTACGCTGCCTGCATCATACTCAATTAAGAGATATCTACCGTCATTTAGTCTGTGTTGTCTTTCCATTATAATTTCTTTTCACTATAAATATAATAGAATGTCAAAGTTTTACTTTTTCTCTTGTTTTTGAGTATTGAATTGTAAAATATTTTGAATTTGATAATACATCATGATATATTTCTTCGGTAATTTTCTTTAATTCATCACATAATTTATTTGATTTAAATTCGATATTTTCTTTTGTAAAGAAAGTTATTTCCAAATTTAAAAATGATGATTTTGATGTTTTTAATCCGCTGGTCCTTAAATCCAAATCAACTATAAATCGGTCTCTAAACATTTCTCGATTTAAGAGTTCATATATTTTATGTTTTATTGTCCTTGTTATTGAACCCACCGTTGTGTTCCAATTTTCTTTTTCGACAGTTGGTGTTACCCACGTTTGTAATACCAAATAAATTGATTTTAATTCTGTTGTATCTACGCTACCATAATAACATTTACATTCATTGTATAAGTCCAATTTGGACGTTTTCCCTTTTTTCATCACCTAACTTTTTCATTTTATTATTGTTTATTTTCTCGTAATATAATAAAAAATAAATTATTAAACAAATTATAAGTTTCATAATAAAAAAATTGTTATATTTATCTGATAAAATAGGAAATATGATTATAATAAAAGTAGAAAAAAGTGAAAATTTGGATAAGGCACTTAAAAAATATAAATCTAAAGTGATTACCAGTGGACAAATTGAGGAATTAAAAAGACGGAAAGAGCACGTTAAAAAATCAACATTAAAAAGAGAAAAGATTAGGAAAGCAAAATATAAACAATATAAACAAGATTTAGAATCAAAATAATATGGAATCATTAAAAGATTTTATAAAAAAATTGTTGGGAAGTAATACCGATGTATCTTCAAAAAGATTTGTCGGAATAGTTACCTTAGTGAATTTAATAATCTTGGCTTATGTTGCATCAAGAAAAGACGGAATATGTCCCGAATATATGTACGATGCATTATCTTTTCTTTGTGGTAGTTTTTTCGGATTTACTTCAATTGAAGCAATTTTCACAAAAAGAAAATCATCCGATACAACCTCAGTTTAAATACCTTCTGAAAGTTTCTTGAGTTTGTAATAAGAAATCGAATCAACAATAGTATTTTTTACTTTTTCTTTTGTTTCTTCAATCTTATTTTTTGTTTCTTCATCTGAAATAGAAACAGTATTCAACTTATTGAGTATTTCATTTTTTAATCTTTCAATACCCTCTTTCAATTCGTCTTCGGTTAATCTCAAAATTGATTTTAATTCAAATAATTGTGATTCACTTAAACTTGAATATTCTTTTGAAAAAGTATCTGCTGCCACATTAAACATGCTGTCAATAGGTATGTTAATTGTTTCCGTCAATTGTTTTTCTTCTTTTTTGGATTCAGTTAACATCTTTCTTAATTTGTTTTTTGATTCCAAAAGTTTAATAAAATCTTCTGCGGTTTTTGCGAAAACTAAATCATCCAATAATTGATATTTATTTTCAACATTTTCATCTAAGGTTTCAACCCAAGCGTCAAATTCAACAAATTCTTTTTTATTTTCTTTAATCGTGGTTTTAATATCTTGAATTGAAATATCCAAAAATTCGTTTGCAATATTTTCAGATAGATTATTTATTTTCATTATTGAACCATAATTCAAATAAACCCTACCAACAGATTTATTGTTTTTTATTAGTTCATTAAATTCTTTAATAATAGTTTTAAATTCTGGTTTTTTATAATTTTCAACCAAAGCGTTTTCAACGATGCTTTTTAATTTTCCAAAGTTTCTCATATTAATAAATATATTATTTATTTAATAAATCATCTAATTTATTTTCAATCTCCAATAAAGATTTCCTTCCTTTTGATAAATCAATCTCATCAACACCTGTTATCATATTATCTTCAAGAATTAAATTCATATCTTTTTCAAGTTTTGATTCAGGTGCCAATTCAGGTCCTCCTGTTGGAGCGCTTGGCATTTCCATTCCTTCAGGACCACCAATATCGGGAGGTCCACCACCACCAATATCGGGAGGTCCACCACCCATATCTGATGGTTCACCACCTGTCGGAGGTGCTTCTCCAGCCGCTTCACCAGGTTTTTTACCATATAACTTATCAATATTATCAAACAAGCCTGTATGAATAATAACCTCAGCGGTTTTTTGAAGTTCGGCGCCTACCGCTCTTTCAATTCTTTGTTGTTGAATATCCAACTTAATTTCTTCATCAGAAAATCCAAGAATATGTTTCTTTGCCCAAGTTGCGGAAACTGGTTGTATTCCAAGACCTGGGTCGGATACTGCGTCTTTATATAAAGTGATTTTTTCTTTCCAAGTGTCAATTTTTAACAAATCTGCCTGTGTTGATGGATTTGTTAGACCCAATGTAAAGTTTGTTAATTCATCCTCAAACCCTAATATGAACAAGTGAATAATTGCAATCTTATTTAACTCTTGAATCATTGATTTTTGGATTCTATTGATTGTTCTTGCAAAACGAATGTCTTGTAATGCCAAGTTTTTACCATCACCAACAACTTCTTCAAAACCTAAAAACGCTTTTGGAACACGTAATGCTGTTAGTAATTTCTTTTGAATGTATTCGATATCGGCAATTTCAGACAGATTTTGTGCTCCCTGTAATGTTTCGATTGGACTTGTTTGTGCGGCATCACGGACAGGAATAAAGAAATCTTGGTCAACAGCCATTTGATTCATACGTAAATCAACATTACCACTTTTTGGGTCAACAACTTGGTCACGTTTGAATTTATTTGCAATTCTTTGGATATATGGTTCAACATCTTTATCATCCATATTTCCAACAAATATTTTAAATACTCTTCTTTCAGGTGCTCTTGATGTTCTATAAATTAACATTGCATCTTCAGAAAGTAATAGTTGTTTCCAAGTTCTTCTTGCTTTTTCCAACATACTTGTTCCATACGGAAGTTTTCTGTCATCACCCAATAATCTAAAGTGGGCAATTTCCCAAGTATTAAACTCCATATCCTTAACTTTCCATACAAATTTTAAGGATTTTGCATCTTCAGATGTACTATGTGAAGGTTTTATCTTCATACCCCTTTCCAAACGCTCAATTTCAATATTTGGTAGTTGTTGACAACCTACAATTCCTTTTTCAGGGTCAAGTTTTAAGTATACAAAATTGTCACCATATTTACAGGTGTTTCTAGTCCACATTGGTAGGTTAGTATTAATATCTAACCTATTATTAAATAAATCAGCCAAAACTCCTTTTATACGTGAAGACTCTGAATATATTTGTAATATGTATCCATCTTCATTTGTTGTTGTAGATTCTTCAGCGTAAATATCTAAAGCAGTTGATATTTCAGGAGTATTGTGTGAAAAGATGGTATCGGTTGCAAAATTTTTGTATCCAGGAACTGTTAAATCATAAACAGGTACAACGCCATAAGGTTCAATAGATACTATTTTATGATTTAATAAATTAGATTCAACTGGTTTTTTTCTACCAACTTTACCATATTCTAAACCATACGCATCCATAAATGTTGTCCAATTTCTATACCCTCCTTGTCTTATTGTCGACCTTAATTTACCAAAAGTAATTCCTAAAGTATCACAAACATTTTGCATTGTTTTTCCCTTCTTTGCGGTATCAATAAGTAAGTCCCAAGGTATTAGTTTAAAATCTAATAATTCATAATTTTCAGTATTTTTATGATATTTTTTAAGATTATAAAATTTTAAAAAGTCATCCCAACATTTGAACCCATTAAATCTTAATTCATTTTGTATTTTTTTGATTGATACCCCTAAAACTTTTGACGTTTTTTCTAAAGTCCTATATTCTTTTGCGGTATTAACTAATAAGTTAAATGACAATTTAATATATGAAGGATTATTTTGACCTTTTCTTTTTCCGTCCCATTTTAACTTACCTTTACGTCTTGCCGTTTCAGACATTTTTTGTCTATATTCAGGATTCGACCAAAGTTTTTCATTGTTTAATCTAGCATGATATGCTCTATGTTTTGAAATTTTCATTATTTGTAAATTTTCAGGTAAGTTATTTTTACCATTAAAGTCTATATGATGAACTTCTTCATCTTCTAATACTTTCTTATCATAGAACCACTCAGCTATTAAATTATGTTCACTAATCCATCCATTATGACCTTCATTTTTATTACAAGTATAAACCCAATTATACTTTTCATTTGCATAGAATGATTTTCTATAAAATGGCATCATTGAATCTCCGGGTTTCAAATTTTCAACTTCACAAAACACACCATCACGTTTCAAAAATCTATGACCATATGTCGCAATAATATGACTACCATCGTCAAATGTTATTTTATAAGTCATCTCATCTCTTGTATAGTGGGCGTTTCTTGCTTTTGCGGGAACCACTTTATTTAAGTTGTGGTCATAAGCGTAAGTTACAAATTCATAATCTCTACCCTTATCCGCCAACTCTTTTATTGTTATAAAACCATCAGGTGTTGCAATTTTTGTATCCCCAGCAATCGAAAACTCCATCGATTCGTAATCATAATATGACGCTAATCTTGTTGGTTCATAATATATTGCTTGGGTATATAAATTGTTTTCAATCTTTGCCCACTGTTGACCTAAATAGTAACTTTGTTGTGCTTGTAACTTCTCTTTTTCATATTCTTGTTTGTCAGTTGTTTTAAGAAGTTCTTTTTTATCAAACTTATATACAGGAGGTTGTTGACCTAATGTTGAATCAGGACCAAAAACCCTTGTAAGTCTTTGCCATATTGTATAATTATCTGCCATTATAATAAATATATTTTAATTCATTTATTTGTGTAGTTTACATTCTTCTACCTCCGAACAACCACGAATATTTTTCATAATCACTTCTTGTTGGGTTTGACATAAATTTATCTCCATATGATGATGGTGACATTACAGGTAATCCAGGATTAAATTCAGTTACGGATTTTGATACCTCACTTGTATGTAAGCTCCAAGAATCTAACATTGCTTTTGTTTGTTCTGTAACCCTTTCTAATTGATTATATGAATTTTGACCAACATATAGAGCCATTGAAATTGCCATAATTAAATCATCATGATGTCCTTTCATATGGTCAGGTCTTCCATTTATATATACAAATGTATTTAATTCACTGAGTAACCTTGATGAATAAACTTTGAATCCGTGTCTTAGTCCTTCCTCAAATGCCGATATTATTTGAACTCTTTTTGAGTTGAAATTTATACCTGGAATCTTTTCCATTGCTTTTGGGTCATAGTTCCAAACATTTGCATAATTAACACCATCAATATATAAATTTTTATAACCCATTTCTTGTAGTTTTCTTGATGTTGAAACTCCCATACCTCCCGTAATATCAATAACAATGAAAGCATCATAATAAACCCCCCACTTATAGGCAATTTCGGCGGCAACATCAGGGGGAATCTTTCCAAGGTATTCTGCCACTTGTTCCCTTTCATCGAAATCTATAATTTCTATTGATGTATAATCTTCACTATCTCCCCGACTAACATCAACACCCATAATATATCTATGACCCGCCTGTGGTTCTTTCCAAATCCATAATTGATTTTGAACCATTTTTGTTTCAGGAGGTCTAACCATATCGGTCCTGATAATTTCAATTATTTTATTGTCAATTACGTTATCACCCGACCCCAAAAAATTACACTCAAGTTCTTGTGATATTTTACGTCTATCGAACTTTAACTTCTTGGCCATTTTTTCAAACCAACTTGAATGTGGTTTGTATCCGTCATTAATTAGTTTTTTAAACTCTTCTATACTTCTTTCATTTTGTGGGACACCATCAAAAGATATTTTTTCAACGTCTTTATATTCATCCCTATTTAAGTAATAATGTATTATATCTTTTACTTTGATAAATTCCAAATCTTTTGTATATCTTGGGTCTCTCCACCAAAACATTTCGGTGACTTTGAAATTATTTAAACCCTTAATTGATTGGTCATAGATTGGATAATAAATCGCGTCAAAACCATTTGGTGTTGAAATAACAATAACTTTACCACCCGTTGAAAGTGATGCCATACAAGCCGCCCAAAAATCATCACCAGCTTCAATATATGCGGCTTCGTCAAAAATCAATACAGTCGGGGTATAACCTCTTAATGCGTCGTTTGATGTTGCAACGGCTTTTACTTCACAACCATTTGTTAATTTCCAATGTCGGGCGGCATTCTTTTCGGGGGAAAAGTCAATACCAACCCAAGATGGCCATTGTTCGGTAAATTGTTTAATTTTATTTGCAAATTCAACAGAAGTATCTAATTTGTTTGCAATGATTAGAATTTTTTCGGGTTTTTCTTTTTTTGCAAACGCAATCTTTTTTGAAACCCAAGCGGCTGTAACTGTTGATACACCAGCTTGTCTGTATTTTAAAGCAATATTTTCTTCGTAATTATCATAATCATCAACCAACGATAATTGGTCTGAGAATAAATCCAACGGGACATATTTTTGAACTGTATTGTCGTAAGTTTGAAGATATGTCCTTAAAGCATATGGTGTGTTTTTAACACATTTTACGTATTCAATTAACGCTTGTTCTCTTGTTATTGACATTATGTTTTTTTTTATGGTTATTTAAATTAGTTAACCCCTAAACATAAATATCTGATATATTATATTTTTTTAACCAGTTCTTTCATTATAGATAAATATTTCCTTCAACATTAACCATTTTTCGTATTTCTTCTTCGGAATATTCATTATCCATTGGTGTACCTCTTAAATCCAAATATCCCCCAACATGTTGTAGACTTCCAAGAGATGATACATTTGTACCTCTTAAATCCAAACTCCCCCCAACATATTGTAGATTTCCAAGAGATGTAAGGTTTTCACATTTATTTAAATACAAAAGACCCCCAACATGTTTTAAATTTCCAAGAGATGTTATATTTGCACCTCTTAAATCCAAAAACCCCCCAACATGTGTTAGACTTCCAAGATATGTTAGTTTTTCACAGTTAAATAAATCCAAAAAACCTTCAAC